AGGCGCACTTCGTGGACAGCGGGCTGATCTTCACCGGCTCCGGGTTCACCGAGATGCGCGGCATGCTCCACCTGTCCGGCGAGGACGTGGCGGTGCTGGCAGACGGCGCGGTCGAGGAAGGCCTGTCGGTCGACCAGTTTGGTGTGGTGACCTTGCAGCAGGAGACGGATCGCGCGTCGGTCGGCCTTGGCTACGACGCGTACCTCGTCACCCTGCCGATTGACTTCGGCGACAGCATACAGAACGCCGGCTCCGCTGTCGGGTATTTCCGCGTGCCGAGCGAGGTGGCGCTGCAGGTGGTCGACACACGGGGTCTCAGTGTCGGCCAAGAGGGCGGCTGGCTGAACGAGTACAAGGAGTTTACCGGAGATGAGCCGATACCGACCCAGACCGGCACGATCGTGGTCCTGATCGAGGGTGACTGGGAGCGCGACAGCAGCATCGAGGTCCGGCAGACGTACCCCCTCCCGATGGAGGTGACGTCCATCGTGCCGGAGTGGTCTCTTGGCGCTTGAGGTTGGAGAGCTCATACTGGCCACGGCCACCTTCGACGACGTCGAACAGCTGGCCGAGGAGATGCGGGAGCCCGACCGCAGGGAGGTCGAGCTGCTGTCTCGTCAGCATGTCGAACCCGCGCTCATCCGTACCTTTAAGGACGCCGACTACGCGGTCACCGTGCGCCGCATTGAGGACAACGCGCTGATCGCGATGTACGGCTTCAACCCCCTGTCACAGATCGGCAGTGCTGCCGCGCCGTGGCTGCTCGGGACCGACCACCTGTACGACTGCTCCAAAACACTGGTGCACAGGTCCCGTCTCGTGGTTAAATCGGTACTGAGACATAAGTATTCGCGGCTGGTCAATATCGTGTGGGCGGAGAACGAAGCCTCGATCCGGTATCTGGCCAGCGTGGGCTTCAAGGTCGGCCCTGTTCGTACCAGCCCTTTCGGGGTAGAATACAGGAAATTCGAGAGGGATCGAGATGTGTGATGGAATTTCTGCGCTGATGGCACTCAGCACCGCCGTGTCCGCCATCGGCGGGATGCGACAGGCTGACGCCGCTGCTGACGCGGCCGAGTTCAACGCCAAGGTGAACGAGCAGAACGCGATCCTCGCGGACCGCCGGGCGAAGGACGCCATCGAGCGGGGCAAGCTCGAGGAGGAGAAGAAGAAGCGCGAGACCACGCTGGAGAAGCAGCAGCAGGAAGCCAGCTTCACGGCGGCGAACCTCGATCTCGGCTTCGGCTCGCCGCTCGACGTGATCGTCGCCACGGCCACGGCCGGGGAGCTGGAGGCCGCCACGATCCGCGCCAACGCGGAGCGCGAGGCGGAGGACTTCCAAGTACAGGGGGTCAACCAGCGCAACAACGCCAAGCTCAACCGGCACAGCGCCCGAGCGTCTCGCAGCGCCGGGCGGATCGGCGCCGTCGGCACGGTCCTGAGCGGCGGCTCCGGCATCCTGAAACACCGCGCCAACGTGACAGCGGAGGGCTGACATGGTCCAGATACCAAGGTTGAACGAGCAGGTCCGTCTTCGCGGGCGGAACCAGCAGAACCGCACCACCCAGACCAGCGGCGCCCAGCTCGATGGTGGGATGGGCGAGGCGCTCCAGAACCTCGGCAAGGGGATCATGGATGTCGCCTTGGCCAAGGATTTCCGAGACGGGCTCCATGCGGAGGCGGACGCCCGGAAAGGTCTGGGCAAGCTGCGTGACGCCGAGCGCGCCATCATGCGCGACCCGGAGACGGGCTACCTGCTCCAGCAGGGCGGCAACGCTCTGGGCGAGGCCCGGGACCAGACCGTCGAGAGCTTCGAAGATGCGCGCGAGCGGATCGCCGGTACGCTGTCGCCCCGGGCGCGCAAGCTGTTCGAGGTCGAGGCCGACAAGCTCGGCACCCGGGTCAAGGACCTGACGATCAACCACGAAGGGGTGCAGCTCAAGAATTACACCAACGCCGAGCTGGCCGCTTCGGCGCAGGACCTCGTCGACAGCGCGGTCTCCAACCACACCCGCGAGGACCTCTTCCAAGAGGACGTGAACGGCGCGGTTGCGGAGGTGCGCCGGCTTGCGGCGCTGAACGGCGATGGCCCGGAGGCCACGGAAGACAAGATCGAGGGCGTGCTCGACGCAGCCCACTCCGGCCGCGTCGTGGCGCTGGCCAACGACGACCCTGTTGCTGCGTGGGACTACCTGCAGGCGAACAAGGACAAGATCGGCACCGACAACTGGCAGAAGCTGCACGACCAGCTCCGCCCGGCGTGGGTTGCCCAGCGCGCCCGCAACTGGGTGGGCGAGCAGAACGTCGACGTCGAGAACAACCGCTTCACCCGGCTCGGCATCCCCAAGTTTATCTACACCCCGGAGAGCGGCGGCGACGTCAACGCGCAGAACCCGAACGGCAGCGCAGGCGGCGTTGTGCAGTTCACCAAGGGAACCTATCTCGATCTCGTCAAGCAGATGCAGAAGGACGGCGCCGCGGCGTGGTCCGTCGGCATGAGTGACCAGCAGATACTCGAAACCCGCTTTGGGGAAGAGAACCTCGAGAAGGTGGCGGAGGTATACCGGACTTTCCGCCGGAACAACCAGAACGCGCTGAACGGGGCGGGCGTCCCCATCACGCCGCGGACCGAGTACATGGCCCACCACTTCGGCGCGCAGGGCGCCATTGACCTGTGGCAGGCGGCGCTGTCGGGGGAGACCTCGAAGAGCCTGAAGCAGCACCTGATCGAGACCAAGGGGGAGCAGACCCAGAAGCAGTGGTTCGCCCAGAACGCGTGGATGAAGGGCAAGACCGTGGGCGGCGCGATGGACTGGTTCTCCCGGAAGACCCAGACCGAGAACGTCGTGGCCCCCGGCATCGCTATGGCCGAGGCCGCCGCCATCGAGGACCCCGAGCTGCGGGCTGCTGTCATGCAGGAGCTCCAGCTCCGCATGGAGGCCGAGGATATGGCCAAGACTGCCCAGCAGAAGCAGGCCAACGAGGAGGCGTGGAAGCAGTACGAGCAGACGGGGGACGTGACAGAAATATCCGAGGACGTGCTCCAGCGGGCGGGCTTCGGCACGCGCAACGCTATCCGGGAGCAGCAGCAAAAGGACATGCGCGGGATCGACACCACCGTGCCTGCCACGTACGACGAGATCGACGAGATCGCGTACGAGGACCCGGACGAGTTCATGAAGATGGACCTGTCCGAGCGGCGCTCCGAGCTGAGTAGTGGGGACTACGCCACGCTGCTCGAGCTGCAGCGGGAGATGAAGGCAGACCGGGACAAGATAGCGGCGCAAGGGCGGTCGGCCATCGTGTACCCGGCCGACGACCGCGAGGCGGACCTGAAGACGCTGAAGGACCAGTTCAAGCGGGAGATGGGCGAAGACCTGACCCGCTGGCCCGACTTCCAGCAGCAGATGCGCGGCCGGATGCGGCGCTTCGCCGACAAGGAGGGCCGCCCGCCCGAGCCGTCCGAGCTCCAGCGGATGATGGATGCGCTCATGATCCCCGCGATCATCGAGGGCGACCCCGGACCGCGGAACCTGCTCGGCAACCTCAAGGCCGGCGAGCGCCGGTTCTTCGACACTGCCCGGGTCCGTCGGGACAACGCGCCGGTCGAGCTCCAAGCCGGTATAATGGATGTCGGCCCGCGGGAGATCGCGCGGATCGAGAGCGAGTTCGAAGCCCGGTGGGACCGCCCGCCGACCGACGACGAGATCGTCGAGCAGTTCGAGAACGAGCTGTTGGACAGCTTCGGCATCGACCCGCAGATAGAGTTCCGCGAGATCGAGAGCGACATCCGCAAGCAGCTGATCGTGGACTTCCCGGGCCAGACGCAGGAGCAGTACGCAGAGATTTACAAGGCGCTGGTCATCGACGCGGCCCGGCTCGAGGAGATGCAGGAGAAGGCGCGCCAGCAGGCGGACGAGCGGTTCAACATCGAGACCACCACGAGCAGCGGCAACTTCCCCGGCCCGCGCCGCATCCAAGAGTGAGTTGCACATCCAGCCTTAGAAAGGTACTATAGGGCATGGCAGATATAAACTCCGGCTTCAGCCCCATCTCACCGCTTACCGACTTCCGCAAGGATCGGCTGCAGGAACGCGTTCTCGGCAGGCTCGAAGAGCGTCGCAAGGCTATTGCCGAGCAGGCCGCCCGGCGTGCAGAGGTCGCACGTCAGAGCGACCCCAACCGCTTCGCGCGTGAGCGCCGCGTTATCGAGGAGACGCCGCAGCTGTCCCGCCTTGGCCCCCGCCGGGCGCCGATGGACGAGGAGCTGCTCAAGGGCCTCGAGCTGGATGTCCAGCGCCGCCGGGACAAGGAGTTCTTCGCGGTCAACCAGCGCATCGCGCAGTGGGCTGTCGAGCAGGACGACCTGTCCCTCGCGGTCGACGACCTCGAGACGCTGGGCTTTTTCGAGAGCGCGGGCAACGCCTTCTCCCGGCAGACGGACGCCATGTTCGACAACTTCACCGCGAAGACCGCTGCGGGCGGCGCCCGGCGGATGAAGGAGCTGCTCGAGGATCGAGCGTCCACGCTGGAGGAGATACAGGCGGACGAGGCCGAGCAGCAGGGGGCGGCGCCGCGCACGGCCGAAGAGGTCGCGGAAGACCAGTCGCCGCTGCAGAAGCAGATGGAGGAGCTCCAGAAGGAGGCGCTCAGCTTCGTTGAGCAGGGGCGTCTCGAGGAGGCTCAGGACGCCCAGCGGCGAGCCAACGCGCTCGGCACTCAGCTGGAGGAAGGCGCGGGCGTGCGCACCGAGGATGGCGGCGAGGAGCCAACCTTCGTGCAGGAGCTGTCGTCGGATGCGAAAGGGCTGTGGCGCTTCCTCAACAGCCGGATGAGCCGGCCATTCACCGCCGCCGAGGAGGCCGAGGCGGAGGCACAGGACTTCGCGCAGGCCGAGGCCGACATCCTCGTCGACCGGGGTCGGGAGGAGCTGGAGCGTAACGTGCTCTGGCCGAAGGCGCGCTGGCGCCGGGAGATCGAGCAACAGCTCGCGGCGTCCGAGGGCGGGGGGCCGATGGAGAGCGTCGCCAACCTCGCCAACGTGGCGGTCAACAACCCCGTTCGCTTCGGCCAGTTCCTCATGGAGATCGGCGCGGAGAGCGGCCTGAACTTCGTGGCCGCGGCCACCGTCATGGCCACCACCCGCAACCCGGCGCTGGCCGCCGCCACGTCGGGCCTTGCCAGCTTCGAGCTGTCTCAGGGTCTGGCGTTCAACGAGTTTGTGGCTGACGCCGGCATCGACCTGTCGTCTCCCGAAGGCGTCCAGAAGCTGCTCGACGACCCGCAGTTCTACGATCGCCTCCGCGACAAGTCTTTCCGCTACGGCGCCGTGGTCGGGGTCTTCGACGGGCTCAGCATGGGGGTCGCCGGCAAGGCGCTGTCCCAGAGCCCGGTCGGCAACATGGTCCTGCAGCTCTTCGCGCAAGGCACGGCCGGTGGCGCGGGTGAGCTCTTCGGCCGGCTGGCCGCCGGCGAGGAGATCAACTGGACCGAGGTGCTTCTCGAGGCGATGGCCGAGACGATCACCGCACCTCTCGAGGTGACCGCTATGGCCGGCGGCCACGTCCGCACCAAGGTCCGCAAGGCGCGCGAGACCGAAGCCCGGCAGAAGATGTTCAATATCCTCGGCGGTAAGATCGAAGCCAGCGAGCTGAAGAAGCGCGACAGGAAGGCGTTCGCCAAGGCGATCGACACGGTCACCAAAGACGGCCCGATGGAGAACATCTACGTCGACCCCGAGCGCATGGAGGAGATGTTCCAAGACGGGGACATGACCCTCGAGGAGTTCTTCGAGGCCACCCCCGAGCTGGACATCATGGAGTTCAACCAAGCCCGCGACAGCGGCAGCGACTTCGTGATCCCGATGGGCGTGTACGCGTCCCGGATCGCGGGCTCCACCGTCGACCCGAAGCTGTCCAAGCACATCCGCCTGAAGCCTGATGACCTGTCGCAAGCTGACGCCGAGCAGTTCCTCGACGATCTGCAGGCGACGACCGACGAGCTGTCGCAAGGCGTCGACCGGGTGACCACCGCCGTGGGTGATCTCCGCGGCAAGCTGGCTACCGAGTATGAGCGGGTCCGCAGCGAGCTGGTTCAGTCCGGCCGGGCGCCGACGATGGCTGACAAGGAGGCCGCACTTCTTGTCCGGTCTGCGCAGGTCGGTGCCGAGCGTGCCGGCCTCTCGATCGACGAGTACGTCACTCGGTACAGCCTGCCGGCGGTGCGCAATGCGGACACGGTCGGCCCGGCGCCGGCCCGCCCGATGATCGACCCGCAGCTGGCGCTGGAGCTCATCACCAGCGAGGACGCCTCTGTCACCGACGTGCCCGACGTGGCCGCGATCCGCGACCTGCTGGACGAGAAGGGGTTGGCCATGCCGCAGGTCACCGTCGAGGACGTGATCGAAGCGGCCCGCGAGCTGGACGCCCGGGGCGAGCTCCGCGGCCAGCTGCCGGTCGAGGAGCGGGCGCTGCCGAGTGATCCGAACATGAGCCGCAGCGACGAAGAGGTCTTCGAGCAGACCGCGACGCTGCGTGTCGGCGAGGAGGACCCTCGAGACTGGGGCATCAACCCGGATGAGAAGAACCTCGTCCGCGACGTGGCGCTGAAGCTGCAGGCGCGCCAGCGCAAGAAGTACGGCAAGATCAACCGCAAGACCCGGGGGCCGAAGACCATCGAGAAGATGGCCAACTGGATGGCCGACGAGATCGAGTTCGAGCTGCAGTCGCCCGACGCGGCCGCGGTGGGCTGGTACACGCACAAGTTCCAGACCGCGCTCGACCTGATGGCGGACATCTTCCCGGAGTTCAAGGGCGACAACGTCAACCCGTCGCTGATCGGCCTCCGGGAGCTGGACATCTCTACGTCGGAGGAGGCCCGGGCGGTGATGACCGTCATCATCGCGCTGACCTCGAACGGCACGAAGGTGCTGGACAACTTCAAGAACGCCACGAAGGTCTACCAGAATTTCCGCATGACCGGCCGCCTCACGCTGGGGACGCTGGGCATGAACGATCGCGCCCGGCACACGGAAAACTCGCTGACCCGCTTCCGGCAGATCGTCGACGAGTACGGCAACGTCATGGACGCGACCGCGTTCCTGCTCGAGGAGACCACGGTCAAGGAGGCTAACAAGGGGCTCAAGGAGCTCGGCCTGCCGACGATGAGCAAGGTCCCGACGGACATGCGCGTGCCGCGTGCGTCCGCCGTCTTCGGGCCGAAGCTCGGCGCGTTCTACGCGAACCTGTCCGGCCAGTCTGGCTACCTGACGATGGACCTCTGGTGGACCCGCACGATCAACCGCTACCGCGGCGACGTGCTGCCGCGGATCGTCGGCCTGAAGGGCGACGAGTGGAAGAAGGAGAAGGGCGAGTGGGTGCCGAAGGGCGTGGCCCGCTTCAAGCACATGATCGGCCGGCCTGACCTGACCGACAAGCAGGCGCTCAACTACATCACCGAGTACGCCCAGCGGTACATGGACAAGAAGTTCAAGGACGGCACCGAGGCCGAGGCCGCGGCGAACACGCTGTACAAGGACATCTTCCTGAAGCTCGCCGAGGCCCCCGAGGGGCCGTCGGACCGGGCGTTCATGATCAAGGTCGCCGAGGCCGCGCAGGCGGAGGTCCAGCGGCGCACCGGGCAGGAGTACACCATCGCCGACATTCAGGCGATGATCTGGTACTACGAGAAGCGTCTCTACGCCGACATGGGTGCGAAGGACAGCGGCGACTTTTCGTACGAGGAGGCGGCGGTCCGGGCCATCGAGCTCGAGCGCCGCTCGAACGAGTTCTTCCAGCAGCAAACACCGGAGCCGGAGCAGTCTGATGTCCGCGACGATGTCGTGAGCGGCACCGAGCTGCAAGGTGACGGCCGGGGCTTCACCGACTTCTTCGGCGACGTCACCAGCGGCAAGCGCCAGCAGGCGGACCTCACCAACTACGTGCCGGTCATCGACCTGCCGGAGCCTGTGCTCGCCTACACCGAGCTGCGCGAGAAGTACGGCGGCAACTTCGACGACCACATCAAGGCGTCGATCCCGGGCTACTCGGAGATGCAGGACGCGGTCGGGTACGCGCTCGCGCAGGTGCTCGGCGACGGCAAGTTCCTGCGCGTCGGCGGGTCGGAAGGGTCGGCCGTCAAGGCGCTGATCGACCTCTCCGGGCCGGAGGCGGAGGGCGTCTCGATGGACCCGAACGTCGAGATGCAGAAGACGTTCGAGGAGGCGCCCCAGACGGAGCGCGTGACCTTCGACCTGTCCGCCTTCAGCGACGCCGAGAACGAGGGCGTCACGCTCTGGACCGAGGACGACGGCACGGAGATGAAAGGCTTCGACCCGCAGGGTCAGCAGTTCGACGTCGTGGTCGAGCAGATGGTCTTCCAGTTCATCGACAAGGGGCGCTCCGCGCAGATCGCCCGGGTCAAGGAGCTGATGACCGAGGACGGCCTGTTCTACACGGCCGAGAAGGTCGGCGGTCCGGCCGAGCAGTTCAACGCCAACGAGGCCCAGAAGGACGAGTTCAAGGCGCAGTTCTTCTCCCAAGAGGAGCTGGCCGCCAAGCGCGCCGAGGTGCTCCAGACCGGCGAGGACGCCGTCGAGGGCATGACCGCGCTGCAGGTCTCGCAGACCGAGCTCGAGCGGGTGATGACCGCCAACTTCCAACACGTCGTGCAGGTCTGGGACAGCGGCAACTTCAAGGGCTACGTCGGCACCGACAGCCAAGAGAAGCTGAACCAGTTCCTCGAGCAGCTGCCGTCGCTGCATAGCCGGTTCTCGACCGTCGAGACGCCGCGGGTGGTCAACAGCCCTGAGATCGAGAGTGACGAGTTCTTCCAGATGGCGGACGACCGCCCGGCCGAGCTGTCGGACTTCGACGCGGCCAACCTCTCCGAAGAGAGCTTCAAGCGTGACGGGTGGGCCGCGCTCTCCGCGACGGTCGACAGCGAGGGGGCCGGGCAGTCGCCGGGCAACCGCGCCCGGGCGGCCGAGCTTGAGCGCCAGCTCACCGAGGCCGGCCTCGACTTCATCGAGATGAAGGGGATGTACGACGGCACGCCGGACGGCACCTCCTTCCTCGTAGTGGGCGCGTCCGATACATACATCCGGGGCCTCGCCGCGGTCTGGGGCCAAGAGAGCATCCTGACCAAGGACGGCCTCGTGTACACCGACGCAAGCGGGCGGCCGCCGGTGCCGTTCGACGGCGTCTTCTTCGGCAAGGAGGCCGAGACCCAGATCAATCACAGCGTACCGTTCGGCCGCGACGCCAACGGAGAGCGCCGCCCGGCGTTCTCGCTGAACCTCCAGTTCCCGCCCCCGGCCGACGGGTCGGCCCCGGGCACGTACTTCGGGGCCGAGCTGAAGGACGGCAAGATCGTGCTGACCCACTGGTCGAGCGAGGCCCGTGACAATCTTGACCCGGCCTTCGCCGGAACCGGGCCAGTCCGCGGCGAGGAGCGCCGGCGCGCCGGCCCGAAGAAGACCTTCTTCGGCCTGCACATCGGCAAGCCGTACGGGTACAAGCGGGAGTTCGGGCTTGGCCTCTGGCGGCACGAGGTCCGCGTCGATCCGCAGGACCTGTACCCGTGGCACGTCGACCCGGAGAACCTCCGCGAGAAGATCGACCGCACGGTGCACAAGAGCAGCACCCAAGCCACCGCCCGGTACGAGGAGCTCATCGCCGAAGCCGGCTACAAGGGCTTCTTCAACACCGGCGGCGGCGATAAGAACCTCGCCCCGCTCGGCGACGCGGCGGCGCTGTTCGTCGATGTCGAGCCCGACGAGGTGACGCTGGACAACGAGGCCAGCTGGACCCGGTCCGGCGATTTCAACCGGTGGTTCGCCGACAGCGAGATCACGAACGAAGACGGCTCGCCCAAGATGGTCTTCCACTCCACGTTTGCGGATTTCGAAGGCTTCTTCCCGCTGTCTCATTTCGGCACCACGGCCGCAGCCCGGCAGCGGCTCAGCGCGAGGGAGCACTTCCCGCCTCTCCGGGAGCAGGACCCCTCCGGCGCGCGCACGATCCCGGCGTACCTTAGCCTCCAGAACCCGATCGACGTGGGTGAGGAGGGGCTCCGGGTCGGCGGCGCTTGGTCGACCACGGCCGACATGCTGAACCAGCTTACAAACACACTGGCGGATGATACGTCAGGCCCGGGGGACCCGATGTGGTCTGTCATAGACGAGGTGCGGGAGCTTGCCGGGCAGGCGTTCGTTGACGAGGACGGCGTTGTCATGTTCAAGAGCATGCACTCCATTGAGCTCCTTCTGAACGACGTGCGCCGCGGCTTCCGCGATCTCGCGCAGGAGGACACGGACTTCAGCTTCGAAGAGCTGACCGGGATGCTGGCGGGACGGCTCGAGGAGATCATCTCCGTGCTCGAGGCAAGCGGGATCGACGGCGTCATATACACGAACGTCGTCGAGGACTACGGCAGCACGAGCTACATTGCCTTCCGGCCCGGGAGCGTGAAGTCTGCCTTCAACGGCGGCAACTGGGACCCGAACAACGTCGACATCCTCGCGCAGCAGCGCGAGCGCAAGAGCGGCCCCCGAGGCTCGATCATCCTGCCGAAGGACCTGTCCGGGCAGGCGATCATCCAGCTGTTTGACAGCGCCAACGAGACCACGATGCTCCACGAGACGGGGCACTTCTTCCTGTGGAACCTGCAGAGGCAGGCGCGTGACGGGCTCGAGTTCGCCCAGCAGCAGCTCGAGGAGACCACCCGCTGGTTCACCCGCAACTCGGAGGCCATCGCCACCGAGGCGTCGAAGGAGACCCCGATCGAGCAGGCGCAGGTGGAAGAGTATCTGACGATAGGCACGACCGGCAACGGGCAGGTCGACGCCGCGATCCACCGGGCCATGCACGAGCAGTTCGCCCGGGGCTGGGAGGCGTACGTGTACGAGGGCAAGAGCCCGAGCAACACCATGCGCGCCCTGTTCGAGAGCTTCACCGCGTGGCTCGTCGGGTGGTACAAGGACATCCGCAACCTGAACGTCAACCTCGACCCCTCGATCCGCGACGTCTTCGACCGGCTGGTCGCGACTGACGAGGAGATCGCCGGCATCCAAGACCGCGACGCGATCAACAGTCAGATTGCGGAGACGGCGCGCGAGCTCGGCCTCGACGAGGACAGCTACCGCCGGCTCACCGTCCTGTCGGAGGAGGCCCGCGATGAGGGGCGGCAGCTGGCACGCAAGGAGCTGCTCCGCGTGGAGAAGCAGATGCGCAGCGCCGAGTACGCAGCGCGCCGGGCGGAGATCGAGAAGGAAGAGACCGAACGGGTCAACGGCGAGCGCCACAACCGCGTGATCCAGTGGCTGGCGTACGGCCGCTGGCTCGGCGCCGAGGAGCAGGAGCCTGACCTGCCTCTCGACTTGCGGCTCGACACCGACCTGCTGGAGGAGCAGTACGGCGAGCAGTTCCCCGACGTCGCCAGCCGGCTGCCGCGCGGGCGCCGGCCGATGCACGTGAAGGGGAGCGGGATGACGGCCGACGAGGTCGCCGGCTGGTTCGGCTACAACTCCGGGGCCGAGATGCTCAAGGACGTGATCGACGCGCCGCGGCCGCGGGACGCCATACGCCGCGCCATCAAGCAGCGCGTGGCCGAGGAGGTCGGCGATCCTATGGCGGACCCCGAGGAGCTGGAGAGCGTGGTCTCGGACGCGATGCACGGCGAGAAGCGCGGGCAGGTCATCGTGGCCGAGCTGCGCGCTCTCAACCGCGTGGGCTCGCGCAGCAAGAAGCCCACCTCCCGGCAGGCCGCCAAGCAGATCGCGGAGGACCTCATCCAGAAGATGCCGGTCCGGGAGGCGATCCAAACCAGCCGCTATCAGGCGGCCGAGCGCCGCCTGTCGGAGGAGGCCGCGCGCCACCTCGCCGAGGGGCGGGTCGACGAGGCCTTCGAGGCGAAGCGGAAGCAGCTGATCCAGCACCAGCTCTACATCGCCAGCAAGAACACCGCCGAGATGGTGGGCAAGGCCGAGCGCCTCGCTGGCCGGCTCAAGCGGAAGGGCACGCGGCAGAACCTCGCCCCGGAGTATCTGGGCGCCATCGACGACATCCTCGAGACCTACGACTTCCGCCAGATGAGCGGCAAGGCGGAGGCCCGCCGCGAGCGCCTGCTCGCCTATGTCGACGCGATGAAACAGGAGGGCCGCGACAACGAGCTCGCGATCCCGGACCACGTGCTGTCCAACGCGCAGCGCAAGCCGTACAAGACGCTCAGCGTCCAGCGCCTGCAGGGCGTCTTCGACAGCCTGAAGAACATCGAGCACATGGCTCGCCGGAAGAAGAAGGTGATCGACGCGCAGGAGGCGCGCGAGCGCGGCGAGGTGATCGAGGAGATACGCGAGGCCTTCGACGAGAATGTGAGGAACAAACCCCTCAACCGGGTGCCGACCCGCGGCGAGCGCACGATGTCCAACATCAAGGGCTACTTCAATCTGGTCCGCAATGCGGACACGGTGCTGCGGAAGATCGACGGCTGGACGAACCGCGGTGCGGCGATCCGGCATATCAAGGACCGCATCGACCGGGCCAGTGTCATCGCCATGCAGATGCGCGAGCAGGCGACCGAGGACCTCGACAACCTGTTCTCCATGTACTCGCAGAGCGAGCGCCGCGGCATGACCACCCGGCAGGTCTGGGAGGGCTCGGACGAGGCGATGTCGAAGTGGGACCTCATCAGCATGGCGCTGAACGTGGGCAACAAGGACAACTTCGAGCGCCTGACCTCGCGCGACAGCCGGGGGTCCTTCACCAAGGAGCAGGTGCAGACGCTCCTGTCGAACCTCGACGAGCGCGACTGGCGCTTCGTGCAGGCCACGTGGGACTACATCGACACCTTCTGGCCCATGATCGCGGAGCGCGAGGAGCGCGTCACGGGCGTGGCGCCGGAGAAGGTCGAGCCCCAGCTGATGATGCAGCTGCCCGGCATGCCGCGGCAGGGCATCCGCGGCGGCTACTACCCCATCAAGTACGACCGCCGGATGACCGACACGGCCCGGGCTGACGAGAACCTCGACCTCATGCAGAACATGCTGGCCGGGCGCTTCGGCAAGGCTCAGACCAAGAACGGCCACACGAAGGAGCGCGCGGCCGGCGGAGGGGGCCGCACGCTGCAGCTGGGCATGGACGTGCTCTTCGGGCACGTCAACAACGTGGTCCACGATCTCGCCTATGGCGAGGCCGTCAACACGTCGTGGTCGATCCTGCGGGAGCCCGAGGTCCGCGGGCTGTTCGAGCAGCACGGCATGCTCGAGGACTACGAGGCGCTCGAGTGGTGGCTGCAGGACGTGGCTGCCGGCCCGGCCAGCGGCACGCACGTGCTGGCCGGCACGATGCGCCGGCTGAAGAGCGGGTTCACCCTGTCGAAGCTCGCCTTCAACATGTCGACCGTCGCCATCCAGTTCACCGGCCTGACCCAGTCGATGGCGACCATCGGGACCGGGAACATGGTCCGCGGCCTGAGCACGTACCTGTTCTCCGCCCGCGGCCGCATCCGCATGGGGAACGACGTCAAGCAGCGGTCGCCGTTCATGCGCGAGCGCGAGACCTCGTTCCAGCGGGACGTCTTCGACCTGATAAACAGCACGCAGTTCGACCCCATTCGGGGGACCGCCGACGAGGCCCTGCGGGTGATCATGAAGGCGGGCTTCTGGGCCATGCAGAAGGTGCAGTACTACGCCGTCGACATGCCCACGTGGCTGGGCGCCCACCACCAAGGGCTGGCGCAGGGGATGGACGACATGGAGGCGGCCCAGCACGCCGACCGGATGGTCGCCCGGGCGCAGGCGTCCGGCCTCTACGCGGACCGCTCCGCCATCGAGCGCGGCACGCTGGGGCAGACCCAGCGACAGAACGAGTTCCTGCGCCTCTTCACGGCGCTGGGGTCGTACATGTTCGCCAAGTACAACGTCGCCGAGGAGGTGATCGGCCGGACCCAGCGGGACTTCCGCGACCCGAACAAGAACACGCTGTACGCGGTGCTCAAGGGCGCGACCGACATGATCCTGCTGTTCACCGTCGAGGCTGTGCTGTACAATGCGATCAAGATGTCGCTACCGGGAATGGGGGATGACGATGAGGACGAGGAAAACTGGGGCCAGTTCCTGCTGCAAGAGACCGCCCTTTCCGTCGCCTCCGTCTTCCCGTTCGTACGCGATGCATCGAGCGCGGTGCAAGGCTTCAGCGGGGGCGGCGCGTACGGGGGCATTTCCGAGACCGTCGCGCGAGGCCTCAGTTCCGGCAGTGACGTTCTACTTGGCGAGGCTACAGCTTCCGATGCCCGGTCCCTTATTGACCTGTCTGGCCTCCTTGTGCCGGGCATACCTTCAACCGCTATCTGGCGTCTCTTCGAGGGGGCGGGGGTGACCGGCGAAGAGCCGTCTCCCCTCGCGATGATACTCGGGAGGTAGCGCACAGGTGCCCGCATAGGATAGGATGGACCCATGATTGAGACAATCGACGGCAATGGCGACCCGCTCTTCAAGTCCGGCCCGTATACCGGGACCGGTTTTGCCACCGTGTTCGACTACGATTTCCAGATACAGGCGGAGGACGAGCTCCTCGTCACCGTCAAGGAGAGCGACGGCACGCAGACCGAGCTGACGCTCACCACGGACTACACCGTCTCCGGCGTCGGCAACGACGGCGGCGGGCAGATCACCCTGACGGACGCGGCGCTCGCTCCCAGCGGCTCGCAGCTGGCGATCACCTACAAGGGTGACTACAACCAAGAGACGCGGTACTCGAACCAAGGTCGCCTGAAGCTGGAGCTTCTGGAGAACAGCCTCGACAAGCTGACCATGCACCTGCGCTCCATCCGCGAAGAGCTCGACCGGGCGCTGAAGGCGGACGTGTTCGACGGCGATGGTATCACCCCGGGTACGCTCAACTTGCCGGCCCCCTCCACCGGCCGGTCCATCATCTGGAACGCATCCGGCGGCTTCGACAACGGGCCAACGGCCGAAGAGATCGAGGCGGCGGAGGGCTTCGCCAATCAGGTGGTCGGCGCCGCGCTGACCACCATCGCCTTCGAGGATGTCTTCGACGTGACATCCCAGACGGGGGACACCGAGTTTACGCTGTCGCACGCACCGCTCAGCAAGGCTCGCCTGCAGCTGTTCGGCGAGCTGGCGGACGGCACGTTCAAGAGCTACACGCTCAGCGACTTCGAGCTGACGGACAAGGTCGTCACGCTGACCGGCGATCCGATACAGGCGCCGGGCCGCCTGATCGCACGCTACGGCCGGACGGTCGACGAGGTCTTCCCCGAGTACGGCCAGCTCGCCCTGATCCGCGATCTGCCGGCGCTGCTGGCTGACACGACCCTCGCGTACGACCCGAACGACGAGGAGAACGGCATCGAGAGCGGGGACTACCTGCTGCTCGCCGACGGCTCGGTCTTCGAGGTCGCCGACCAGTTCGCGGCCGATCATCACTACACCGGCGCGATCGCCAAGGTCTACGAGGCGGGCGCCAACTACAGCCTGCTGTCGCGCCTGCAACAGGCGGTAGACCGCGGCAACACGTGGCCCGACGGGATGATGGTGCACGCGGAGGGTGTGATCCTCCGCGCCTCATCCGGCGCCAGCGTCGGCGGCGACATCCCCGACGGCTTCGAGATCGTGGCCCGGGTGCAAGACAGCGCCACCGACGAGACGGCGGGCCGGCTGATGGCGGTCGGCGCTTTCGGGCTGGGGGCGACGCCCCCGCTGGTGGACGGCTCCCTCGACGACGCGCCGTGGGGCTTCTCGAAGGTAGCCACCACGGACACCGATAAGCCGGGGCCGAGCAACATCGCTGGCACCCTGCTCACGACCGAGTGGAACGGCACGGGGGCGCAGACCCAGATATTCCTCGCGCACTTCCCCGGTTCAGAGGAGGGGAACCTCTACACCCGGACCCGACAGGGCGGCGTGTGGACGGACTGGCGCACGGCGTACAACGAGACCAACATCGTCGGGACCGTCAGCGAAAGCGGCGGGACGCCCACGGGCGCTGTCATTGAGCGCGGCAGCAATGCGGACGGTGAATACACCAAGTGGGCCGACGGGACCATGCAGTGCTGGCACGTCATGAACGCCGATGCGGCTGGCCCTGAAACGTGGACCTTCCCTGCCGCTTTCACTACACTCCCGACTGTCTCTGGAACCCCGGCAAACGCGGGTGCTCGTATATTCAGCGTGGATGCTGGGGGTGTTGGTCTGACATCGTGTGATTTCAACGCATGGAACACCTCGGGTTCTCGAACGGGGGCTACGACATGGCTCTCTGCAATCGGTCGCTGGTATTGAGGAGAGACACATGAGCCGCACCCTGATCCCTGAACGCCACCTCACGAAAGGAGCCGGCAAACAGTCGCCGGTCTGCGTGCTGGTGGGCGACAGCATCGCCACCGAGGAGCCGACAACCACCTTCAGCGACAGCGGTTCGCTGTACGGGGTGCTTCGCCGCGAGTTCGCGATCCAGAACGCAAACCTCACGCCGGTGTGGTACAACCGCGCGCTGGGCGCCTCGCGCTTCGACCACCTGAGCGACAATAAGTACCCGACCCTCGACGACACGGGGCTGACTGTCCCCGCGTGGCCGGGGGTGAACACGGCCGCGGACAGCTGGGCCGACGCCCTCGAGCTGCTCGACCCGGATGTGATCTTCATCAACTTCGGCATGAACGACCGGGACATATTCTCGGCCACCAACTTCATCGACGTTATGCTGCAGTTCCGCGCGCAGTCGGCCACGTACCCGAACCTGCAGGATTGCGACATCGTCTTCGTGACTAACATGGTCCCCCACCTCTACAGCGACACCACCAACATCGGCGGCACGGTGGCTCAGAACGGGCGCCTGTTCGTCGCCGAGCAGGTGCGGACCTTCTGCCAGATGTACGACTTCGGCTACATCGACGTCGGCAGGGCCATGTGCCGGCAGGTGGCGGGCTTCGACCCCGACCGCACCCACCTCCGCCGCGACCAGTTCAGCGAGAGCGGTACGACCCCGCAGACCTTCCGCGAGTGTGACCGGGACTTCGGCCTGACCTTCTTGATGGCGCCGACCGGCTCCATGTGGACCAGCCGGATCAAGCTGACCCTGAGCCAGAGCGAAAATAACGCAGAGAGCTGGCTCGAGATATTCGACGACGGCGGCAACGTGGCGGTCGAGTTCGTCATGGACGACAGCTTCCCGGGTTCGCTCTACCCGGGGCGGTACAACAAGACGGTGAGCTCCGTCCCGGCGCCGACCTCTGGGGACATGATGTCCTTTGAGGTCTATGTCCGCGGCTGCTGGTGCAGCGTGGTGGTCGAAGGGACCGAGATTTACGGCGGGGTCATCACCCGGGCCGGCGGCCGGTTCGAACCGGAGCTGTCCTACCTCGACGGTCGCAACAAGCCTTTTACCATCAGCAGCTACTACTACGGCAATTTTGTCGAGACTGTCCCCGAGCTGTCTTTCACAGACTTCTACGGGTCGACGGATGACGGCGGAGGGGTTACCGGCGGCAACGACCAGAACCACCCGAGCTCCGAGGGCTGGGGCCACGTGTTCGCGGAGGCGTTGAAGAACGCCGACCTCCGCATGGCGCGTGGCTTTGCCGGCGGAGGCGTCATCGAGACCGCCGGTTCCGTGCCCGTCATGCCGGACGACAGCACCTACACCATCGACCTCGGAAGTCGACGAACCGGGGTGCTCATCATCGGCGACAACAACGCCGGCGTCGGCGCCATCGTGGGCTTCTCCGCGGATACGGTCCCGGTGGTCCACTACTCAAACACCGCGTCCGGCACAACCGTGATGGCCGCGGACACCGACCTCGCCGGGACGACGGGCGCTGACGGAGACTTCTCCATCAGCGTCAAGGACGGCGAGATAGAGCTCGAGAACCGCCGGGCGTTCTCGCTCGGGGGCGTCACGTACACACTCATCACCGGTGCGGTGTAACACAAAGAGGGAAGAGATGGAGCAGATACAATGGCTGGTTGGTATCGGGGTGACGATGACGCTGGGGTGGGCCTCCATCCTAGTGGGCGCTTTTGCGCGCACCCTCAAGCTGATCCGGGGCGTGGAGGCGGATGTGGCTGAGCGCGACCGCATAGTGCACCAGAAGATCGACCGGGTCCGGGATGACACCGTCCACAAGGGCGATCTCGACGTGGTCACCGCCCGGCTGACCAAGGACCTGCACGAGATACGCGACGAGCAGCGCGTAATGAACCGGGACACCAACGCCCGGCTTGACGCGCTGCTCAGCGCGATCGCCAATCGGAACGCCACCAGAGGAGGAGGGGGCAATGACTAGCATCAGACAGGTTCGGCCGCTGCTGGACTTCATCGCGAAGTACGAGAGCCGCGGCAACTACGACGCCATCTGGGGCGGCATCCGCAACCGGGATCGGCCGCCCAAGGCGCTCACGCAGATGACCGTGCAGGAGGTGCTCAACTGGCAGGACAGCATCGACCACCACTACATGAGCGAGGCTTCGGGTCGATACCAGATACTGGAGGACACCCTGCGCGGGCTGTATCGTGAGGCGGGGGTCCGCCGGACAGACATCTTCGACGAGGTCACACAGGACCGCCTCGCCCTGCAGCTGCTCAAGCGCCGCGGGCTCGTCGACTACCTCGAGGGGCGGATGCGCGTGTCCACCTTCGCCAACTCGCTCGCCAAGGAGTGGGCCTCACTCCCGGTCGTCACCGGCCCGAACAAGGGGCGGAGCTACTACGCGGGGGACGGCCTCAACAAGGCACACGCCGATGTCGACCCGTTCCTGCTGGCGGTCCGGCAGCTGCTTGTCAGGGCGGAGGATACGGCGGCCCCGGCCGAGCCTGACAGGCCTAAAGGGCTGCTCGCCCGGCTGGCCGAGCTCATCGAAAACCTGCTGGAGGGGTGGAACAGATGAAGGGTTACCGCACGATCATCTTTAACATCGCCAACGCGGTCGTCCCCGCGATGGAGGTGGCGAACGCCGCGTACCGCATCCCCGAGGAGTGGATGCCTTACTGGCTCATCGCCTTCATCGCCGGCAACATCGCCCTGCGCATGGCGACCGACACGCCGGTGGGGCGGACGGAATGAGCTGGCTTTGGGCCCTCATCCCTGCGCCCCTCCGGCGTGCTTTCATCTACGTCGCAATCGGCCTCGCGGCGTTCGTCGGCCTCCGGGCCAAGTGGCGCCACGACGGCGCCGAGGACAAGGAACAGGAGTTCATAGATGCCGACCGTGAAAGGGCTGACGAGATACGCCGCCGCGCTCGCGATGCTGACGGCAACGGCGTGCTCGACGACGATGACCGCGGGTACCGCGACTGAGACAGCGATCTTCGACGCGTGGGAGAGCAGCCTCCCCACGCGCTCGAGGCAGGACACGCCTGAGACCCAGCGGTCTGTCGGGCGTGCCTACGACATCTTCGAGGCTGTTACTGGAAGGAGGGTGCAATGAAACAGCACAACAACGACGCAATCGCATGGCTCATCGGGGGCTTGGTCTTCGTACTCGTCGCGATGGGCTGGGCCACCAGCGCCGAGAGCCAACAGCTGGGCCTGCGCTGCGTGCAGCACAGCGTCTGGCTCGAGCACGCGGAGAAACGCTACGGCGAGACGCTACAATCGACCGGGAAGATGAACGACGGGGGCACTCTGGAGATGTGGGCTAACACCGATAACGGTAGCTGGACACTCCTCCTGCTCCCGCCCGAGGGCCACCCGCTGGCAGGGCAAGCCTGCAGCATCGGAGCCGGCACCGGCTACGAGAGCGTAACAGCAGAGGGCGATCTCCTGTGAGTATGACTGAAGCTCAGCGTGCCGTCCTCGAGGCCTTCGAGGGCGGCATGTCGCTCCGCCAGATCGCGCGAGACACCGGCCGCAACGAGAGCACGGTCCGCGAGCTGTACCACCGAGCCCGGCAATGGGAGCGCGCGCCCTCTGCGCTGCGCGACGCGGCCGAGGCTATCGGTGCGGACACGCCGCCCCGGGTCGCGTGGAAGAAGACCACGCCCGACGGCAAGGTGTCGTACTCGGCCATGCACAGCGCGGCCGAGCAGGCGCCCTCGGCCGTCGAGATCGCGGATGCCGTCCGGGATCGGCTGCTCGACATCCCGCCTGCGCCGGCCGTCGTCCAGAAGGAGGAGGCGGTCAAAGACCGCGTCACCCTGTTCATCACGGCCGACTGGCACTTCGGCGCCTCGGTGACGGCCGAGGAGGCGGGCCGGGACTACAACCGGGAGATCGCCGTGGAGATGCTGCGCGAGGGGTTCACCGCCTGCCATGCAGCGCACCCGGCCGGGGAGACGGCGCTGGTGCTGTGGAACGGGGACACGACGCACGCCGACAACAACCTGCACCGCACGCCGCGGAACCAGCACCCGCTGCTGGTCGAGGGCACGCACCAGCAGAACCTCCTGACCGCGGAGGAGCAGGCGGACTGGCAGGTACAGATGGCGCTGGCGAAGCACGACAAGGTGATCTTCTCGGCGAAGCTGGGGAACCACGACCACAACACCCCGGCGGTGCTGGTCGCGGGGATGCGCGCGAGATACCGGGACAACCCCCGGGTCACCGTCATCGAGGACGAGGACCCCTTCTTCTGCTACCAGCACAAGCGGCTGTTCATCGCGGCGCACCACGGCGACGGGCAGAAGCCAGAGAAGATGGCGCTGGGCCTACCCTACCGGTTCCGCCGGGAGTTCGGCCGCAGCGACTTCCACTACTTCTTCACCTCGCACAAGCACCACGCGGCCTCCGACACCTTCGGCGCGCTGCACTGGTATCAGACACCGGCCCTGTGCCGGATCGACCAGCACGCCAGCCACATGGGGTTCGCGGACACGTGCGGCATGATGTCGATGTCATTCGACGCCGAGCACGGGACCTGCTCGCACCTGCTCAAGAGGATGTAGCCCCGCGCGCGCGGAGGGCGGCTTGCTTTGCGGCTTCCCATTTTCGATACGCCCTCATGTGGTGGGCGCGCGCCTCTCCCTCGTTCGGGTGCATGTATGCCGCGAACGCATCGCCCGCAGAGGTCAGGCGCGCTATGTGCGACCGCAGCTCCCCCACCGACACAGGGGCGGGGGCGGCCTGTGGCAGCGGCGAATGTTTTGGCTTGGCAGCTTGCTTCGCTCTTATCTTCTCGACCTTTGTCCAGACGCGGGCCAGCTCTTTTTCACCGGCAGCGTGCATGTCCTCGCCTACGGCAAGACAGAGCGCGGCCAAAGTGACCATGACGCCACCAACCTCTTGGTTGATTTCACCTTCATCGCGGCCATAGACATACTCCACAAGCTGATGAGCTTCGTGCTGCAAGCACCCGTTCGCCTGCACGAGTTCTAAGGCTTCTTCGAGGAAACGATGATTGCGCTCCACCTTGTCTGCGCTGATTTCAGGGCCAAAGCACTCCATCATCCAAGGCTGGACGCGCTCTTGAAATGAGCCCGCATACTTCTGCCGCAGATATTCATTCTCAATGTGTGCTTCGTCCCGCTCGGCCTCGGCAGCCACCGCCCTCTGTAGTGTCTCATGGTAGAGCGTCTTTGCTTGCTCGCCTGCGGCCTCTGCGGCTTCCTTGGCTTCGAGAAGGGTGCTAAGCAGAAGCTTCTCTTCGTTGAGCAGGTATAAGCTGCGAACAGGGTCGTTTATGACCCGCTCCACCGCCTCCCGGCTCATGTCGATCTCGTCAGTCATCACAAAGCCTCACTTTCTCTGGGTTCAGGGCCACGATTTCGCGGCCTGTCAGCTTGACGCTGGACATGCGGTGCTGCGCGGCGTGCTCGTCGAACCACTCCCGCAACTCGGGGAAGTAGTGCGCCCGCAGGACGGCCAACCCCTCGTCTGTCGCTCCGCCCCGGTGGAACCAAAAGGGGGCGTCGGGATGCAGGCAGAGCTGCTCGGGCGGTAGCGCAAGATACATCGTGCAAGAGCTGATGCACGGGCCGGTGATGCGGACCTGCGTGCCGTAAAAGAGCGCCCGCCCGACCTCGGTGCGATACCGGGCGATCGACCCGCCCTCGTCGTAGTGAATTGTCAGGCGATCCTCGCCATCGCGGTCGTGGATGTCGAGGGCACCGCCGCAGCCCGATAGGGCTACGGCAGCGATCATTGCGAGCCGTCTCATTGGCGGCTCCGGGTCGAGTAGCCGTGGCGGCTCTCGCACTGCGTGCTGATCTCGTCGCGGAAGTCGGCGATCGCGTTCTCGACAGCGCCCTCGACAGCGCGCGGATGCGCCCATGCGTCGCGGGTCACCTGCATGACCACACGCTTGACCGGGGCCGTGGCGGTCTTAGACCCCATGACCTCGGCCAGCGCAGTGTCGAGGGACTTGTCGGTCAGGTGCCGAATGGCGGCCACCTGTGCGGCGATCTCGTCGATGTTCTCGCAGGTGAGCCACGCCCACTGCCCGCCATACTCCTCGTAGCTCTGGTGGCTGTAGTCGAGGTCGGTGGGCAGGAAGGGCTCGCCTTGCACTTGGCACGCGGACAGCCCGAGCGCAGCGATGGCCGCGAAGGTAGCAGTAGTCAGTCTCATGTTATCCTCCTTCAGGGTTGGGTGGGGACCGGGTGGTAAGCCCGGCCCCCGGGACGGTAGTCTCAGAAGGACCAGATCGCTTTCCGGGCTCCTCTGATTAGATGCCGGAGGGCGTCCGGCGCGCCTACCCCGCTCGGGGTAACTTTGAAAGGAACGCGGCGGCCTCCATCAGCTTGTTGTGCACGCGCGCGTCCTTGATCTCGTCGTTCGTATCGTCAGCCAGTATCCGCCAGTTTCTGACGGGGTGGGCCTGACCCGGCCGCTGGAAGCGTTTGATGGTCTGGTAGGTCATCTCCGCGCTCCACGACGGGTGGTACCATATTAGATGATGCCCGCCGAATTGTAAACCGTCAACGCCGTGCCCCATGCTCGCGGGGTGCACCAGCAGGCGGTCGATCTCTCCCCGGCTCCAGCGGTCGACGATGTCGGCGGCCTGCTTCGAGCTGGTCTCCGCGCCCAGCGCCGGGGTGTTCTTGCCGAGCACCTTGCGCAGAGCTTCGAGCTCCTCCTTGTAATGGTAGGCGATGGCCACGTGGTCGCCGCCGATCTCCTCGAGCAGCTCCTGCAGCGCGGTCATCTTCGGGTTCGCCGGGAAGTGATGCGCGCTGCGGTCGTCCTCGTCGCCCACGTACATGAAGCCCTGCACGATCTGCGTCAGCTTGCCGCTGACCACGCCCTGCGACATCGCCTCGATGACGAGCTCCGCGAGCTGCTCGTCGGGGAGGTCGCCGTACTCGGCCCTCAGATCGACGAGCATCTCCTCGACCATCTCGTCGTAGGCCTCGCGCTGCTCATCGCCGAGCCCGACCCACCGGTCGAAGCTCTCGCCCTCGAGCACCTCGGGCGTCTCGAGGTCACCGTCGGGGAGGACGAACATATACTTGCGGGCGACCTTGTCGAGACGGTCGACCAGCATCTCGTTCGGCTTGTACACGTAGCCGTGGTAGTCCTGCTTAATGAAGTAGGTCTCGCGCCACGTGTCGAAGTCACGCACGCCCCACACGTCCTGCCCGCCGACCAGCTTGATGGGGCCGAAGAGGTCTTCGTACCCGTTCGGCCGCGGCGTGCCGGTCAGACCCCAGACCGCGTTGAACCGGCCGGCATCAGTCTGCAGGCGCTTGCGCCGTTTCGACGACGGCGACTTCAGCTTCGTGATCTCGTCGATCACCAGCATCGTGCGGTCGTATGGCCAGTCCAGCTCCTCCAGCCGGTCGAGCAGCCACACCACGTTGTCGATCGAGCAGGTGAAGATCGCCTTGCCTTCGGCGGTGGTCAGCTTCTTCTCGCGCTGCTTCGGCGTGCCGGTGAGCGTGATCAGGTTGAGGCCGTGCAGGTGGTGCCAGCGGTACGGCTCGGCGGGCCACGCGGTCGAGACCACCATCGGCGGCGCGAGCACGATGGCGTAGTCGATCTCGCCCTCCTCCACGAGGTCGAGGATCGCGGTCATCGAGGCCACGGTCTTGCCCCCGCCGCAGCCGAGCACGGCGATGCCGGCGAGGTAGTCCTTGAACAGGTCGACGAGCTGCTCCTGTCCGGGGCGGAGGTCCGAGCGATTACGCATCTCTGTCCCACACTGAGAATAGGGTGTCGACCAGCATGATCTGCTTGAACAGGATCGGGGGCTTTGCCGACGCGTTCGCCCCCGGCTTGATGTTCCCGAGTGGCTTGCGCAAGCTCACGCCGGCCTCGAAATACTCTTGCCTCAAGCCGTACTGTATCCACGTGTGTTTCGCCGTGCGAAGCTCGTGGAAGAGGAGCGGAACCCGCGCGCCAAACTCCGCCTCGTCGAGATGTGTGAGCCGGGTGTTTGTCCCGAGCCACTCGCCCGTCTGCCGGTGCTCAATCACCCAGCGGACGCTTCGATTTGATCCAGTCATCGACTGCCTCCTTGCTGCTCAGGACCTCTACCTCGAAGCCCCAGTCTCTGAGGCGGGTGTGCCACCTCTCCTGCTTTCCGCTGACCACGCCTCCCCGGGGGCGCTTCAGCTCGACGAACGTGAAGAGGCGGCCCGGCCCGAGCACCAGCCGGTCGGGGATGCCGACGACGCCGAACGGGTTCAGCTTCACCGCGATCCCGCGGAGCTGCCGCTTTACCTCTCGGCGCAGATAGTCTTCGACGGGGGCCTCTCTCATGGTAGGAGTATAGGGTACCACTGATCTGCTTGCAAGCAGGTACTACATCGCGGTACTCTGTCGGAGAAAGGAGCCCAAGCTATGGCAAAGAAAGCGATCAAGATATTCGTCGATGAAGAGATGCACGACCTGCTGCACGAGAACAAGGCGCAGACAGGCGCGACCATCTCGGAGACGATGAACGCGTTGGTCTACGACGTACTGAAGCCCGAGGTCGAGGGCCGGCGTGAAGAAGAGGGGGTTGCATCCTAGGGTGGGGTGGTGTAAGGTACCTACCTACACCCACCCAAACTAGGAGGCTCACATGCCCAAAGATCACCTACTCTTCGACCAGAACCACTTCGAGCTCGCGGCTCAGCGAGAGTGGGCCGACCGGGGCCGCCGCCAGCTGTGGTGCGCCGTGCTGATCCAGATGATCCGCGACGCGTACAGCGTGCCCACCGGGCTGAACGCCGGCAGCAATCAGGCGCAGTACGCGAAGCGAGAGGCCGACGCCTTCCTCGGCGGCAACAGCCGCGACTTCCGCGAGGTCTGCGAGATGGCCGGCGTCAACGCCGACCACATGCGCGCCCTGTACCTCTCCGGCGAGCTCGCCGAAAGGGTCAAGCCGATTCTCGGCAAGCGCGGACCCCGGGGAGGCATGGCATGATCGAGAGCAAGCGCGAGAAATTCGACCGCATCCGGGACACCCGGCTGCCGAAAGCGATCAAGGCTATCAGCCTGCTCAAGAACCTCGGCCGCAAGGCCGACTACGATTACACCGAGGCGATGGCCCGGGAGATAACGGACGAGCTCTTCGACGCTGTCGACGAGGTCGCCGATGCTCTGGGCCTGCCTCCAGCGGACGACCAGCCGCGCCCCTCTGATCAAGGGGAAAACCGGAGTAGCTCTCCGGGACAGACCACTCAACGGGCCGCCGATGAAGGTGCGCGTGCTGGAGGAGGTCCGGGTCAAGCCCTGCCGGCGACAGGCGGGCACGCGGCTGGTCGTCCCTTGGACACTGAGAACGACGAGCCTGTCACGGCCCCGCATCGCAGCCGCGTACGCTGGGCGCATGATATGCTCCGCCGTGGCGACCGCAAGGACGCCGAACAGATGCTCCGCGAAGTCATCGCGGAGTGGATTGAAGACGAACAACCCTGAAGGAGGGAGCCATGAAATACCCAAACATGAACACGCTCGAGCTGAAGTTCGACGAGGCGCTCCGAGCCGCGGGCTTCCACGCTGCGAGCGAGAGGGAGGAGGAGGACCCCTCGCGCGTCGAAGCCGCGACAAGGCGTCTCCGCGACGACATCTTCTCCGACGCGTGGCGCCTGATGGACGGCGATCTCGACACCGACGCCTTCTCGTGCCGCGAGCTGCTTGGCCTGATCGCGGTCGCCGCGGATACCCTGCTGAGAGCGCCGTCGCCTCCCCAGCAGGAGACCCTGAAAGACTTCATCGAGGCCGCGGCTGATAAGCTCGAGCGGCTGGAGGCCGCGGAGGAAGCGGTGCGGGCTGCGGCCGAGGAGCCCAGCTTGTCGGAGGTGCTCAATGCGACGGGACCCCTGCGGGAGCGCCCGCGAAACCTTTCGCGGATCGGCTTGGCGGCGCTGGCGATACGGGAGAACATCTTCGGGGACGGCTCGAAGCTGCTCGACGGCGAGCTCGATCACGACGCCCTTACCGCACACGAGCTTCTGGCTCTGTTCGGCTCGGGTGTCGAGGAGGTCATAGACCGGATGGGCGACGAGTACGAGATGCCGGGCATCGAGACGCTGCTCGACGCTGTGGCCGACAAGCTCGAGGCATACGTGGGCGCCACCGAAAAAGAGGAGGAGGCGGCGGAGGCATACGTGGGCGAACCCGCTCGCCCGCAGTGGGTCCCCGGCACCTTCGAGGGGGAGGAGCCCATGAGGAACGTCAACGTCTACGACGGCCGCGGCGTACTCATCTTCAGCGCCGTGGGTGAGCCCCTCTTCGAGGGCTCGACGCTGGTCGTCCACGTGGACTGGGAGGCGATGGCGGGTCGAGGCTGGCCGGGCATGCCCGAAATGATCACCTTCGCGCAGGGACAGTGGGGCCGGGTAGAGTACGGCAACTGATCCACAAACGGCCCCGGCGCGGTTTGTGGATCACGCCGGGGCTTTCATGATCCACAACGGAGGAAGAGATATGCCCTGCCCGAATTTGATGAAGCCGGTGATCCTCGAGAGCCCCTACGCCGGGGACATCAAACGCAACGTCCGGTACGCCCGGCGCGCGCTGCGCGACAGCCTGATGAGAGGGGAGGCGCCTATCGCCTCGCACCTGCTGTACACCCAGCCGCTGGTGCTCGACGACGACATACCGGAGGACCGCGAGATGGGGATCGCAGCCGGCCTCGCGTGGCTCCCCCACGCCTACAAGATGGTCGTCTACGTCGACTACGGAGTGTCGGCCGGAATGGAGAACGCCATGCGGGTGGCCCATGAGTGGGGCCTGCCCGTCGAGACCCGGAGGATACTCGATTGAACCGCTACCTGATCAACGTAAAGGCGCTGCCGAAGAGCGACCCCGCCCATATCTACACCTTCAACGTGTGGTACGAAATCACGGCCCCCAGTGTCGAGGCGGCCCGGGCAGGAGCTTTCCAGCACTTCCGGTCCATCACCCGCAGGGACGGCGTCCACTACAAGCCGCACCTCCACGCGGTAAAAATTCTCGAGGAGGGGGTTGATATAGGTACCTAGTGTGCGTATGTAGGTACCACGACGTTAACTTTTTCTTTCAGGAGGGCTCCCATGCCGACCAAGACCCACTTCCACACCGCCATCTGCTACTACAGCGGCGACGCTCCTCGCTTCGGCCTGTTCATCTTCGGTGACGCGCGCGGGAAGGTCGCGACGTTTCCGCTGACCGAGACCGGCGCCTACGCCGCGGGGAAGCTGCTGCAGGCTATGCAGTACGACGTCCACGAACGCTTCGTGACCGTGTCCACGGACGCGGGCCTCTTCTCCGACCAGCTCGACAACGACATCTGGGCCGAGCAGATCGTCCGCGAGTTTAACCTGCTCGACGGGACCCTGCTGCACACCCGGCCGAAAAACCTGTAACCCACCACCCAACCTTAGAGAAGGAGACTATCCCATGTCACTTGACTTTGACTTTACCGCCATGATCGAACGCCTCGGCCAAGAGGAGTACGACCGCATCACCGACCACCCGCTCGGGGAGAAAACGTGGCACCCCGTCACGAACGGCATCATCTGGGGTTCGATGTATGTCGGCGTGCCCGGCCTGACCACCGACGCCGACGTCAACAAGTTCGCCGAGCGGCTCCTCGCGCTGCAGGCGCTCAACGGGGGCGACATCTTGACCGCCCGGGGGCGCGTCGTCATCACGCAGGCCGACATCGAGGCTCACCGCGGCCTGCGGACCAACGTCTCTCGCGAGACCGACGCGCAGTTTGCCAAGAAGCTCTACCGGATCGCCAAGGAGAACGGCCGGTGCGTGGAGCGGAAGCAGGAGAAGTCGGGCTTTGACAAGCTGGCGGAGATCATCGCAGAGGTGCAGGCCGCCGAGAACAGTTGACCGGATGCCCCGGGGGTGGTACCCTCGGGGCCTAACACACACACACACACACGAAAGAGAGGACCACATGGTTAAGCGTTTCAAACACCACGGAGGCTTCGACGGGATGGAGCACGTCATGGCCCCGCTCGGGCTGGTCGTCGCTTCCCGGCGAGGGGCGGTCCGCCGTCCCGGCGCCGGGCACCACCGCGCCGAGGAGCGCCTGCAGGCGCACCGCGAGCACATGGCCCGGATACCCGACAGCCCGGTCTGGACGCGCCAGCGCGATCGTGCCGAGATGCGCCGCATCCACAAGCAGATGCGCAACATGCGCAAGCAGGCGGCGATGGGGCGCGACGGCCCGAAGGGCGGCGCGGCGGTGGTCTCATGAGCAAGGCCATCAAGATCAACTGGGCGCATCTGCGAGACGAGCTCGTGGATCGCCTCCGCCTCGCGGGCAGGATGGTGTTCTTCGTCCTGCTGCCGCTCATCGTCGCCACCACCATCGTCCTCGGCCTTGGCGTCGTCGACCTGATCATCAACTAGGAGGGGCTCCATGACCCAAGAGACACCAACAGAGCACAGCTCCCTCGTCGGCGGGTCGACCGCCAAGCGTCGGATCAACTGCCCCGCCAGCTTCCACCTCGAGGCGAAGGCGCCGAAGTCGAAGGGCTCGTCCTACGCTCGAGAGGGCACGGCGCTGCACGAGATGATCGCGGTCATCCTCGACCAAGACAGGACCGCGACGGACCTGCTCCCCTTCACGCACGAGCAGCCCCCCAAGGGGGCCGAGCCGGCGTGGTCCCTCACCATCGACGAGGACCTGTGGGACACGCTGGGCGCCCCGGCGCTGCAGATGTTCGACGACTTCCTCGACCAGCTGGAAGCCGAGCAGGGCGCGAGCGCCGTCTACTACGTCGAGAAGCGGTTTGCCTTCCCCGGCATCGACGACGCCTACGGCACGTCTGACATCGTCTTCCGGTGCGGCAACGTCGCCGGCATCTGGGACTGGAAATTTGGCCGGGGTCAGGTCCGGCCGGAGGAGAACGAGCAGCTGCTCTTCTACTGCGCCAGCGCCCGAGCGGCGATGCCCAAGTTTTTCAAAGGCGCCGAGGAGCTCCTCCTGTGCATCTCCCAGCCTAAGCTGGATGATCGAGAGCCGATGGTCTGGCACACCGACAACGCCCGGGTCGACGACTTCATCGCCGAGCTGCACGCCGCGGTCGAGACGATCCGCAAGGGCGACGCGCGCATGCTCGAGCCCGTCGAGGGGGAATGGTGCGCGTTCGCCGACTGCAAGACCGTCTGCCCCCTTCACTACGGCGCCGCCGCAAAGCTGGGGTCCAAGCTGGAGAAGCTGGAGGCGGCCAAGCACGGCAAGCGGGAAGAGGGTCTGGACATGAGCGCGCTGCTGTCCGATGCGATGGAGCTGGCCAGCCTCGCCGAGAGCTGGGCCAAGCACGTCGCCGGCATCACGCAGGAGCGGCTCGAGAACGGGCTGGACGTCCCCGGATGGAAGGTGGTCCCGAAGAAGTCCAGCGGCAAGCAGTGGCTGGAGGACGACGCGGTGATCAAGAAGCGCCTCGCCAGCCGGGGGCTCAAGGCCGCCGACTACCAGAAGGTCACTCTGATCTCGCCGACGCAGGCGGGTGAGAAGCTGAAGAGGATGGGCAAGGAATTGCCCGAAGAGCTGTACGAGCAGAAGCCCTCCTCGGGCTACACGCTCGCACGGGAGGGCGACCCCCGGCATGAGGCCGACGTGCCCTCGAAGAAGGCGAAGAAGCTCGGGGCGGCTCTCGCTAAACGTCTTGAATAGGAGACTACGATGACGAAGAAAACGACAGCGGTCGCAAAGCGAAAGGAGAACGCGGTGCCCGATCTCGCCGGGTTGGCCAGCGGCCTGCGGCAGACACGTCGCAAGCTGCCAACCGGCGGCAAGCCGTACCTGAAGTTCGGCAAGGACGGGTTCTGGAGCCTCGGCAGGGACGGCGACAGCTTCGCTGACGAGCGCGCCATCCTGAACCCGACGACCCTGAAGTCGGGGTTCGTGTGCTGGACCGACTACGACAAGGAGACGCTCAAGCGGAAGAAGAAGAACGACAAGCTCGGCGACGAGATGGAGCTGGTATCACGTGGGGGTGTGTCGTACGACGACCTGCCCGACGTGGGCGAGTGGGAGTGGAAGGTTCAGATGTCGATCGAAGGGCGCATGCTCGACGGCGACCAGAAGGACTTCGTGTACACCTCCTCCTCGACTGGCGGTCTCGACCTCTTCGGCGAGATCATCGACGCGATCGACGCGCGGCTCGAGGATGGCGAGGATGTCTACATCTTCCCCGTGGTCGAGCTTCAGGGCGACTGGTACATCCACAGCACGTGGGGGAAAATCTTCAAGCCTCAGATCGAGATCGTCGGCTGGGCCGACGTCGAAGGGCTTATCGAGGGTGCCGAGGGTGAGGAGCAGGATGACGAGCCTGCTCCGAAGAAGCCCAAGAAGCCCAAGAGGAAGAAGCCTGAGCCCGAGCCCGAGCCCGAGGACGAGCCCGAGGACGAGGACGAGGACAAGGACGAGCCCGAGGAAGAACCCGAGGACGAGCCCGAGGACGAAGAACCTCCGCGTCGGCGTCGCCGTCGCTGAACCAACGGGGCGTCCCGGTGATCGGGGCGCCCTTCATCCACACCAAACAGGAGGGCATACCATGCCCGAAGAAGAGACCCACAACGACGACGTGATCACCATCAACCAGCTGCCGATGGAGGACCGGTTCCGGCTGGCGGGCTACACCTCCGGCGTCCTCGTAGAGGAGCTCCTCGACCGAGGGGTCCTCAAGAGGTGCCGCTCCGAGGAGTACGTGCCCAGCATCGCGGTGAAAACGGCGGTAAGCGACGGG